GCGACACGACCCCGAACGGGGGCGACGGTCAGGGCGACGGCAACCTCGAGCGAGGTCGCCGAGGCTCTGAACGTGACTCGGCGCACGGCGGAGGCGGTCGCACGGAAGGCGACACGACCCCGAACGGGGGCGACGGTCAGGGCGACGGCAACCTCGAGCGAGGTCGCCGAGGCTCTGAACGTGACTAGGCGCCGGGTCGAGCAACTCGTGAAAGATGAAGGGATGCCTCGGCACGGACGCGGGACTTACAACCTCGAGGAGTGCCTCCGGTTCTATGTCCGATTCATGCAGAAGGCGCTCGAGGCGCGCGGGGTTAAGAACGGTCCCGGCGACGGAGACGACGAGTCCATGCGCGACGTGAGGCTCCGCAAGCTCGTCGCCGAGGCTGACCTCGAGGAGTTGAACCTCGAGCGCGAGCGGCACTCTCTTATCGAGGTCGAGCGCGCCGGGAAACTGTGGGACAAGGCTATAGAAAAAATGCGGGCGCGCATGACGGCGTCAGTCAACTCCGCGGCCGTGCGCGCGGTCGGGCTCAAGTCCATCGCCGCGGCGCACGCACTCTTGCGGTCCATCGTGAACGACGCTCTCTCTCAGGTGGAACATGTCGCTCGCGAACTGGATTGACGACGCGGACGGCGCGGAGTTCGCCGCGCGCCGTCTCGCGCGCGCGCTCCGCTCGGCGGTCCCGCCACCTCCGTTGAAGGTGAGCGAGTGGGCCGACAAAAACCGCGTCCTCACGAAAGAGGCGTCCGCGGAGCCGGGGGCGTGGAGCACGGCGCGCGCTCCGTATCAGGAGGAAATCCTCAACTCGGTCCTCGAGCCGGACGTCGAACAAGTCGTCGTGTGCTCGTCGTCTCAGGTCGGCAAGACGGAAATCCTCAACAACATCATCGGGTATTTTATCGACATGGACCCGTCGCCGATGCTGCTCGTGCAACCGACGGTCGAACTTGCTCAAGCGTGGTCGAAGGACCGGTTCGCGCCGATGATTGCCGCGACCCCGGCGCTCGCCGAGAAGGTGCGCGACGCGAAGTCACGCGACTCTGAGAATACGATTTTGCACAAGGTATTCACGGGCGGGCACCTGTCGGGCGTCGGCGCGAATGCTCCCTCCGCGCTCGCGATGCGGCCGGTCCGGCTCGTCTTGTGCGACGAGGTCGACCGTTTCCCATCGAGCGCCGGGACCGAGGGCGACCCTATCTCGCTCGCGATTCGACGGACTGACACGTTCTGGAACCGGAAAATCGTGCTTGTCTCGACGCCGACGCTAAAGGACGTCTCCCGCATCGAGGAGGCGTACCTCGCGAGCGACATGCGGCGGTTCTATGTCCCGTGTCCGAAGTGTCAGCACCGGCAGGTTCTCCGCTTCGACCGGCTCATGTGGGAGAAGGACGAGCACGGCCGTCCGATTCGCGACTCGGTCGTCTATCGGTGCGAGGCGTGCGCCGAGGCGCTCGCAGAGCAGGACAAAGAGGCGATGCTCGCGGGAGGCTCGTGGCTCGCGGAGCAGCCGGGGCGCCGGACCCGAGGCTATCACCTGAACTCGTTGCTCTCGCCGTGGCGCATGTGGGCGGACATTGCCGAGGAGTTCCATTCCATCGGCAAAAACAAGGAGCGGCTAAAGGTGTTCGTCAACACGGTCCTCGGTGAGACGTGGGAGGAGCGCGGCGACGCGGTCAAGGCGGACGCGTTGAAGGCTCGTCTCGAGCGATACGACGCCGAGGTGCCGGACGGCGTCGGGCTCCTCGTCGCATCGGTCGACGTTCAGGGCGACAGGCTCGAGGCGCTCGTCGTCGGGTTCGGCGCTGGCGAGGAGGCGTGGATTCTCGCGTTCGAGCAGATGGTCGGCGACCCTGCGACCGAGGCGCCGTGGAACGCGCTCGAGGTGTTCCTGAAACGTGAGTTCCTGCACGCGTCCGGTCGGAACGTGCGCGTCGAGGTCGCGGTCGTCGACTCCGGCGGCGCGCATACGGAGGAGGTCTACAAACACACGAAGGCTTATCAGGCTGGCGGCTCCCGCGTCTATCCCATCAAAGGCGGGAACATCACCGGGCAACCGCTCGTCGGTCGTCCCTCGCGCTCCAACACGTTCAACGTCCCGTTGTTCGTTCTGTGCGTGGACGCCGGGAAAGAGAGCATCCTCGCGCGGCTCCGGCTCCCGGCTCCGGGACACGGATACATCCACCTCCCGGAGTGGCTCGACGACGAGTTCCTCGAGCAGTTGACGGCGGAGAAGGCGGTCCGGAAATACATCCCGCGCCGCGGTTCCGTGCGCGCGTGGGTCAAGGTGCGTGAGCGCAACGAGGCGTTCGACCTCATGGTCTACGCGCTCGCCGCGCTCTACATCGCAGGCGCCGGAGCGGTCCGAGAACTTCCCGACCGCGCCGCGGCGTTCTCGGTCCGTGTCGAGCCGAAGCCGGTCGAGGATAACTCGCCCGCGGCGCCCGCGGCGCCGACGTTTCCCCGTCCGATGCGGTCCTCGTGGGTCAACTCATGGCGGAAATAGACGCGAAAACACTGGCGAAAAAAGGGGCTTGACCGGGCAAGCGCGCTGCGCTAGTGTTGTGTCTGTCGCCGGGAAACGCTCGGCGGCGAGACACAAACGGAAGGGAGTAACACAATGGCACACGAACTCGAGTTCAACGCGCAGGCCAAGCGGTTCAACATGTTCTCCGTCCTCGAGACGCCGTGGCACGCCGAGGGCGTCATCCTGAACGCTGCTCCGTCGCTTCCCGAGGGTATGGCGCTCGCCGGTCACGATTACGACCTCGCGCTCCGCGACCTCTACGTTCGCGAGGGCGAGGCGTCGGCGTTCGAGCGCACGGGCTACGGTCGCGCGGTCGTTCGCACGGACACGAACCGCGTCCTCGGCATCGTGTCGGACCGCTATCGTCCGGTCACGAACGGCGAGGCGTTCGGCGTCCTCGAGCCGCTGCTCGACTCCGGCGTCGCGCACCTCGAGACGGGTGGCACGCTCCGCGGCGGTCGCGACGCGTGGATGCTCGTCCGGTTCGACGTGAAGGACCCCGTCGTTCAGGAGGTGTTCGCCGACGAGGTGATTCCGTTCGGGCTCATCGCGAATAATCACGGCGGCGACTCCGGCGTCGTGTTCATGGAGACGCCGGTCCGCGTGGTGTGCGCGAACACGCTCGGCGCCGCGATGGTGAACTGGCGCAACCGCTCGAGCGTCGTCTCCGTGCCGCACCTCGGCGACGCGCGCGTGCGTGTGGTCGAGGCGGCCGAGAAGTTGTTCGGCGGAATCGTCGACCGCTATCGCGGCATCGCCGAGGGGTATGCGACGCTCAAGGCGACGCGGCTCTCGGTGGACGCGTTCGTCCGCTCGGTCCTCGACGTCGCGGCTCCGCTCCCGAAGGACCCCGGCTCGTTCGAGGCGGAGCACCTGACGGCGCGCGGTTACGACCTCGCGCTCGCGGGCGCGGAGCGTCGCCGCGAGGCGCTGCGCGAGGCGTGGACCTCGGGTAAGGGTCACTCGGGGAATCATTCGGCGTGGGAAGCGTATAACGGCGCCGTCGAGGTCATCGACCACAACTCGGCGCTCTACCGGACGAACGGTTCGCGCGTCGCCTCGCTCATGTCGGGTCGGCTGCTCGAGCGCAAGGCCGCGGTCCTCAATGCGGTCATGGCGGAGTGTCTCGTCGAGTCGAAGTAGGCTCGACTAAACCGGACGGGCCCGCTCCCTCGGGGGCGGGCCCGCTTCCATCGGAAGGGAGCAACGCGATGACCTATGCCGGGTTCCTGTTCTCTCGCCCGGAGCACCTCGAGTTTCTCGACACGCTGTTCGACTCGGGTGAGTTCGACATGTTCCACGCCGACGACGCGCTCGAGCGGGAGTTCGGGCTCGCGCCGGGGCCCGCGGGCGCCGTGTTGTCCGAATGGCGCCGCGTGCTCCCGGCTCGTCGCGGCGCAACTCTCGGGAGGGTCGCTCCATGATGCCACGCAAGCGGACTGCCGCGACGCCGACTTGGCTCGAATACGGGCTCGTCGTCGTCGCGGTCGCGCTCGGATACCTCGCCGTCGTCGGGCTCGGGATTCTGAACGAGGTTCGGCCGTGAGGCGCCCGGACAGTCGCGACCGTGCCGACCGCGTCGGCGACTGTATACACGCGCGCGCGCTCGAGGTCACGCGGGACGCGTTGTTCGAGTGCGTTTCGGCGCTCTCGGCCGTGTGTTCGGGCCCGGTCGACCCGTGCGGGAAATCTCCGCTCGACGCTCTCGCGCACTCGCTCGACGTCCTGCGCGCAACCGACCGTTACGACGGCTCGGACCGGAGCGTCGATATCTGGCGCGGAGACGCCGTGCTCCGTCTCGCCGCGCTCAGGTCGCTCAGGTGAGCGCCGAGGAGTATGCGCGCCGCTTCGCGCAGCACGCACGCGAGCGTCGCGAAGCGACCGAACGGCGGTTCAAGTGTTGCGTCTGCAACCGACACGACGTCGAGTTGTTCGAGCACGGCGGTCGGTTCTACTGCTCCGCGCACGACCCGACGGCTCTCCCTGCTCGTGGAGGAACGACCGAATGAGGCTCCTCGTTTTCGTGCAATGGTTCGCGCAATCCTCGCCGACGTTTCCGGACGGAGACGACCGGGTCAGGTGTGTCGGCGAGGCGCACGCCGAGGACCGCTCAAGCGCGCGGCACGCACGGCGCCGGGAATCGAGTTTGCTCCCCGGTTGGTTTCTCAGTCCCGCAGCGTTCGAGGCGGTCGAGTTCGCTCGCAAGGCATGGGTCGTCGAGTGTGAGAGCGCCGACGCGGCGCGACGGAGCATCATGCTTCACACGCTCAAGGCATGGGGACCGGCCGCGGACGCAGCCTATAAGGCGGCTCGAGTCATTCAGGTCGGCGGAGCCGCGACGTGAGTCGCCGGGCGCCGAGGTGCGTGCATTGCAGTCTCGCCGGTCACACGGGGGACAACTGCAACCGGCCGGAGGGGGTCGCCGCGCGCGGGCGCTTGCTCCGCATGTCGGAGCACACCCTCGCCTATGCGAGCGCGAACCCCGCTGCCGGGCGCCGCGGCCGGAGGGCGAGCGCGCGGCGCCGGTCGCGTCAGGCGCTTGACGCGAGGCTCGTCCGGGACGGGAAGGCGGCGCTCGAATGACCGCGGATTCATTGGCGAAAATAACGCTTGACCGGGCAAGCGTCATCCGTTAGAGTGTATCCCGTGACGGGCGACCGTCGTGACGGGAACCTCAACGGAAGGGAGCCTCAAAATGTCGCATCGGAAGTCGGCGACCCTGTGCGTAGTATGCGGCGACCGGGTGTCTCACAAGTTCGGCGTCGTGGTCGGGCGCAAGCCTAACGGGGTGCCGCGCCTCCTGTGCGGCGGACACTCGTGCAACCGCGAGTGGAAGCGGAACGGCGCCGTCATCGCGGCGACGTGGATTGAGAACCGGGGGAAGTAGCCTCCCCGGCCGCGCCCGGTCGGGTCCCAAAAAAGGGACTTGACCGGGCAAGAGTCATCGGGTAGAGTTCTGTATGTCGGCGCGAGAGACGCGGCGACGGAG